TTAAAATGGGACGGAGTAACAGATGCAACAGCACTATTACTTTCAGGTCAAGGATTTTTTGATTTTAGAACAGCTGGTAATGAGATACCAAATAATGCAACCACACCAACAGGTGATGTATTATTGTCAACTAAAAACTTTGCAACAGGAGATAACTATTCTTTAGTAATAGAGTTTAGATAATTATAAATAGTAAGAGAGAGAACTATGAAACTTATAAGAGAAGAAATTAACGACGCTACGTATATCGTAGAAGAAAAAGACGGTAAGAAAAATTACTCAATTAAGGGTATATTCTTACAAGCAGACATTAAGAACCGTAATGGTAGAGTTTATCCAAGCGGCGTTTTAATGAAAGAAGTCAAAAGATATAACAAAGAATTTATCAATCAAAATAGAGCATTCGGCGAATTAGGCCATCCAGAAGGACCAACTGTGAACTTAGAAAGAGTATCACATATGATTAAGAAGTTGTATCCAGAAGGAAAAAATTTCATAGGTGAAGCAAAAATTATGGACACTCCATACGGTAAGATCGTAAAAAGTCTTATAGATGAAGGCGCTAAACTAGGCGTGTCATCAAGAGGTATGGGTTCCTTAGTACAGAAAAACGGTCAAAACTTTGTAGGAGAAGATTTTTACTTAGCAACGGCCGCTGACATTGTGGCAGACCCATCTGCTCCGGAGGCCTTCGTACAAGGCATTATGGAAACAAAAGAATGGGTATGGAACAACGGTATTCTTATAGAACAAGATGTAGAATCTTGGAAACAAGAATTAATTAAGACAAAAAGACTTGATTTAGCAGAGAAAAAGGCTAGTGTATTCAAGGATTTTTTAAGTAAATTATAATAGAAAATCAACAAATTATAAATATCATTATTAAAAGAGAGATATTTTAATTGCAATTAATATAAAGGAGATTTCTCAAATGGCTACAGAAAAACAAGTAGAAGTCAAAGCAGAAACAATAGTAGAACAAGAAACTGTTGCTGATGCTCCAAAGAAGAATGCTGTAGCAGCTGAACCTACTAAGCTTTCTAACGAAGCACAAGATTTAGGGGCAGCGGTTGTGAAAGCAACTGACAGCAATCCTGACGCTACAAAAAATAACAAAAAAGTTTCTGACGCACAAAACGCAAAAGCTGCAGATGTTGACGCTAGTAAAAAACCAGACACAGAAGCTGGTGTTACTAAAGTTGCAACTCCAGGCGAAACGTTAAAAGTGGAAGAAGCTGAAAAAGAAGAAGTTATTGACGTTTCTGATGATGTGAAAGCATTAATCGGAGATGAAAAATTAACTGAAGAATTTAAAGCAAAAGCTGCAACTATTTTTGAAGCTGCTATCAAATCAAAATTGAAAGTAGAAAAACAAAAAATCGAAGATGGTTACGCTAAAAAACTTAAAGAAAATATTGATGCTACAAAAGCAGAACTCGTTGAAAAAGTAGATTCATACCTAAACTACGTTGTTGAGGAATGGATGAAATCAAACGAACTTGCTGTTGAGCGAGGTATCAAAGGTGAAATCGCTGAGGACTTTATCACTGGTCTTAAAAAATTATTTGAAGATCATTACATAAACGTACCAGACGAAAAATATGACGTGTTAGAAGATCAAGCTTCAAAAATCGAAGAGCTTAACAAGAAATTGAACGAGCAAATCGAGAACAATGTTAAATTAAATTCTGAAATTGGTAAATTGACAAGACAAGATATAGTAGATGCTGTATCTAAAGACTTGACAGATACTAATAAAGAAAAGTTTAACAAGTTAGCTGAAGAAATTGAGTATTCTAATGCTGATGAGTTTAAGAAAAAAGTATCGACTATTAAAGAGTCTTACTTTTCAACAAAAGAGATTTCATCTAAAAGTGAAATAGATAACGTTGCCGAAGGCGAAACTACTCACGTAGATTTGTCAAACGCTATGACTGCTTACACGGCCGCTATCACAAAAACAAAAGATACCATTAAATTGGGTCTTAAAAAATAAAGGGAGAATAAAAAAGATATGTACTTATCTGAACAATTAGTTAAAAAGTGGGCACCGGTCCTTGAACATCCAGAACTCCCAAAAGTTACGGATAGTTATAAAAGAGCGGTTACTGCTGTTATCTTGGAAAACCAAGAGAGAGCACTAAGAGAAGATAGAGCATTTATGTCAGAAGCTGCTCCAATGAACAGCACTGATGCATCTTCAATACAAAATTGGGATCCAATCCTAATTTCTTTAGTAAGAAGAGCAATGCCAAATCTTATTGCATACGACATAGCTGGCGTACAGCCAATGACTGGTCCAACTGGACTGATCTTCGCTATGAGAGCAAAATATCAATCACAGGCGTCAAGCGCAGAAGCATTATTTGATGCTGCTGATACTGATTACTCTGGAAGAAACAAAGCTGGTTCAGCTACAGGTGGTTTTTCAACTACTGCTGATTCAGGAACAAATCCTGCATTGTTAAATGACAGCCCTGCTGGCACTTATACAACTGGAGTAGGAATGTCAACTGCTGCTGCTGAAGCACTAGGTGATTCTTCTGCTAATAGCTTTGCTGAAATGGCATTTTCAATCGAGAAATCGACTGTAACTGCTAAATCTAGAGCGCTTAAAGCTGAATACACTATGGAACTTGCTCAAGACTTAAAAGCAATCCACGGTTTAGATGCTGAAACAGAACTTGCAAACATTCTATCTGCTGAAATCCTTGCGGAAATCAATAGAGAAGTTGTAAGAACTATTTACATCAATTCAGAAAAAGGTGCTGTTGCTGGTACTACAACGTCTGGTATATTTGACTTAGATACTGACTCAAACGGAAGATGGTCTGTTGAGAGATTCAAAGGTCTTATGTTCCAAGTTGAAAGAGAAGCAAACACAATCGCACAAAGAACACGTAGAGGAAAAGGTAACATTCTGATAACTTCTTCAGATGTTGCGTCTGCTCTACAAATGGCTGGTGTATTAGATTACACTCCAGCGTTAAACAACAATTTAAATGTTGATGACACTGGTAACACTTTTGCTGGAATATTAAATGGTAGATATAAAGTTTATATCGATCCGTATTCTGCAAATGCAAATACAGCTAAACAATTCTTCGTTGTAGGATATAAAGGTACATCACAGTATGATGCCGGAATATTCTATTGTCCATACGTTCCACTACAAATGGTGAGAGCTGTTGGTCAAGACTCGTTCCAACCAAAAATTGGTTTCAAAACACGTTACGGAATCCAAGCAAATCCATTTGCTGAAGCTGGCGCATCAGACGCTAACGCAGCTATCAATGGTGCTGGTTCTGCTAACGCAAACAGATACTACAGAAAAGTTCAAGTTATTAACTTGATGTAATATCAGTTTGTTCTTTGAACAATGATTAAAAAGGAGGGCCTAAAAAACCCTCCTTTTTTTATGCCTAAATATTAATATGACTACCACAAACTCATATTCAAGACAACCTACAAAACTGGATTACGCCAGCCCAACACAATTTAAATTTAATATTATTAAGTTACCAAAAGTAGAATACTTTTGTACAGCTATTAATATTCCTGGTATCAGTATTAACTATGTAGAACAACAAACACCATTAAAAGACATACCTCATCCTGGTGAAAAACTTAAATATCAAGATTTGCAAATGACATTTATCATAGATGAGAATTTAGAAAACTATCAAGAAATTCACGGTTGGTTGGTGGGTTTAGGATTTCCTGATGGATATTCAGATTATAATACGTTATTAGAAGCAGGTAAAGATAGATTTCCAACAAGTAAATCTTCTGTTAGTAATGAGATAGGAAAAATAAGGTACCCTGCTCCATCACAAGGGGCCGCACTATCCGACGCAACCCTATTGGTACTTACAAACAAGAACAATCCTGTGGTAGAAGTAAGATTTAAAGATTTATTTCCTATTAGTTTAGGAGGATTACAGTACAATCAACAGGCCACAGATGTTAATTATCTAACAGTTGACGTTGTTTTCAAATATAGTATATACAATTTTGCCAATATAAATGCACCAACAACAACTAAGATTACCACCTAGACTTGATTTTTAAATAGTTTTGTGATATAATTATATTATGGATTTAGAACAATTACAATTAGAAGCAGACAAAGACCTTAAGATTAATGATACTGAATTAGATTTAGAATCATTAAAAACTCCACAATTACATAACAAGTATATGAAACATTATACTAAGTTTAAATTACTTCTTACACGTACAGAAGATGAGTTAAGAACTATTAAACGTGATAAGTGGGAATATTATACTGGTAAGGCCGACCCTAGTGTGTATCAAGCCAAACCTTTTGATTTAAAAATTATGCGAACAGATATTGATAAATATTTAGAAGCAGATGAAGATATACAAAGACTTTCACAAAAGGTGGTTTATTTAATTACAGTTGTGGATTTTTTAGATCGTACATT